GATCAAAATAAATATATAAATAAGAACAAATAGTTTTATTTTTTTTTCAGTTTTATTTTTTCTTACCAAAAAAAATAAAATGCCCAGAGCTCCCAAACCACTTCGTGGAAGCCGGTTCAAAAAAACTGGAAGAAAGGCCTTTCCAAAAAGAACTTACAGACAATCTGTAGTTCCTCTTGCTTCCAGAGGTTACTCATTTGGATCACATGAACGGAAATACAAAGACATGACATTAGCAACTCTGCCAGCAAACACTACAGGTCATTTCCAACTATTAAACAATATGGTGCCAGGAACACAATACGAAAATCGTATAGGCCGAAAAGTACAAATCAAATCAATCTACGTCAGAGGAATCATTGGACACGAATCGTCATTAACAACAATAAGCTCTCCTCTGAACGTATCAGGAATGCTTCTCAGAATGATCCTCTTCTGTGACATGCAACCTAACGGAGCTGTACCAGCACTAACAGATATTCTATTCGAAGCAAGTGCATGTGCACAACTCAATCCAAACTATAGAGACCGATTCAAAATACTAACAGATAAACAATGGTCTTGCGGTAGATTCTCATATGATACAACAAACGGCATTGGTTTCGCAGACAACTGCGTCTGGCCTGTTAAAAAATACCGTAAATGCAATATACAAACAGTATATAACTCAGGTGCTGCAGGAACTATAGCAGACATATCAAGCGGAGCTGTTTACGCACTCTTCGTAGGAAGCGAAACTGCCGGAACAGATACAGATGGTGTCTTTTTTGGAACCATTCGTATAAGATTCGATGATCTTTAATTTTATTAATAAAATTCCTCATCACATGATGGTGGAGGAAAATATCTTTTCCTCATTAATATTCTTGGCTCTGGCTTTCTGAATCTGATTGAGAGGGCGTACTCCTGGAGATGTCTGAGTCTATTATACCATGATACATTAGCATCTTGTCCAAATTCTAACATAGGATTATATTCACTAAAGGTTATCAGACCTTCTTCAGTCGTAGCGTTCTCCCAGTCAGGCGAAGCATACTCTTGGTCATGGGCCTCGGCAGGGTCCTCCTGTGGGGTAGCTCCGACTTGCTCATAGAGTGGACTTAACTTCGTTAAGTCCAATCTATTGCTTATTTGCACAACTACTAACCTTGTGAGTAATGCTTCAAATCCTGCGGATTTGTTCGCATTACTATACGCTTCTTCAGGGCTAAAGTTACTAAGAATAACCGTTGGTATATTCTTCATCTTCAAGTATTGGCTTCCCTTCTTACGAATGCACATTATTCCTCCTTGAATAAAATTATTCAAGAACTGAATAGTATGCTGGCCTTTATATTCATCGATGACTACTAGATCATAGTCATCATCTACATAGTCATCGAAGAAATGTTCTTCAATGGGCATCCAGTAAATACTATAGTATTTACCTATCTTTCTGAACAAACTGGTCTTGTTCATATTAGGTGGTCCATGTAGCCAGAGTGCTGGCATCTTAAATTGTCTCTCAGCACATAAGTTCTGATTCAACCATTTCTCTATTTGCCATCCTTCAGCAATTTCCATCAAGGCTGCGCCTGCGATTGTTCCTGATGGTCCTGAGACATCGAGTTTCCATCCTGTTGGTCTTGGCAAGAGGTTACTTCTAAGTTTTTTTCTCTGAAGATAAGCTTGATACTCTTCCAATCGTCTTTTATGGAGGCAGAAGCTTCCTGGATCTCTTTCTTCAGCTTGGTCCAACGATTGACCTTCCTTGACAATTTTAACAAGTTGATCCAATCTCGTTTCCTTAGAACTTGGCTTTCTTCCCGTTCTAACTTCTCCATAAGTGCAAGGAGCTGGGTCACTCTTACGGACATAGTCAATACAGGCTTGCAAGTTGCGTGCACACTGATAGTTTCCGTGTTTCCCTTCAGGATGTTCCGCACCTGCGGTGAGCTTATCAAAGAAAGCGGCAACTCTTGTTCGAAATCTCTCACAGAATTGCACAACGGCATGAAGGTGGTTTGTTCCATCTTGATGTTTTTCTTGGGCAACAATTGCTCCTCTAATTGCATGGGTGCAACTGATTTCTTTGATGTTTTCGATAAATTCTTCTTTCGTGGCATTATTTTTCGGGTAGGTAAGGAACCAATTAATAGCTGATATTTCACGATTACGTGGCATACGGCGACTGGCGGGCGGCGAGGGCGGCTGCGGCTGCTAGGGGTATAGTAATATTAATATACCCCTAGCAAAATAAATATTTCATATTTATACCTTCGCCGCCCTGCCACGTCACTGGCCTCGAGGGGCCTCGAGGCTACGACACGACTCGCGTGGCTCCTCGTGTCCCCACGTTCCCGGAGGCCCCTGATTGGCTAACGCCAATTTAGGAACGTTCCCGTTCCCGAGGCCGCACGTTTTGCTAATCATGCATCGGTGCAAGCACCATTCCTGCGGAGCCTGTGGTGTAGACCTGCGGTGCTTGCTAATACGCAAAAAAATGGCGCGACCAGGCCGCGCCGCATTTTTGATTTGTTCTTAGAATTCTTTCTAACCCTTCGGGGAGTGGTATCAAAATATATCAAAATAAACATATATATTAAACTTATTTTTAACTGATTTGAAATTACAAATCACTCATCACTAAAATGCCTAAACGCAAGTTTGCCAAGACTGGAAAAACTGTTTTCTCTGGTACAAAACGAAGAAGAGTTACTACTAAAAGAGCTATTGCTCCTCCTAGAACTGGTGGTTTCTGGGGTGTTACAGCTAGAACTGGAGATGAACGAAAGTTCACCGATACCATTGATGGTAGTGATGTTTCTTCCGCTGGACAAGTCACTCCTGTAAATTTAGTTGCAACTGGAACTGATTTCAATAACAGAATAGGAAGAAAAATCATCATCAAATCATTCCAAGTGAGAAGTATCTTCACTTTAGAAGATGCTACTGAACCTAATGCAATCAGATGCATGCTTGTTTATGATAAACAAACAAATGGCAATCTCCCTGGTATAGCTGATATCCTTGACACTGCTACAGCTGCTAATGCACAAGCAGCTATGGTCAACCTCAACAACAGAGATAGATTTGTTATTCTCATGGATAAAATCTATCGACTTAACATTGGTGCTCAAACAAACATGGTCTTCAAAAAATACAAAAAACTCAATCACGAGACTGTTTACAGTGGAACAACTGCAGCAATAGGTTCAATTGCAACTGGTGGTCTCTACTGGGTAACCTTAGGAAACAGAGCAGCAGGTGTAGTTGATGTAGATCAAGCTTCAACTTGCCGTATTCGTTTTGTAGATGCATAATTTTATTTAAAATAAAGTTTCATCACATGAAGGTAGAGGGTATACCCTTTTACATTTTAATATTCTGGGCTCTGGCTTTCTGAATTGTATAGAGAGTCTGAGCTCTTGGAGATATCTGAGTCTATTATACCAATCTATGTTAAATTGATTATCATAATTTAACATGGGATTGTATTCACTAAATGTAACTAAACCTTCTTCAGTGCTAGCATTCTCCCAATCAACACTGGCCTCGGCTGGGTCCTCCTGTGGGGAAGCACCGACTCGCGAGTAGAATGGACTTAACTGCGTTAAGTCCAATCTATAGCTTATTTGAACAACTACTAACCTTGTGAGTAATGCTTCAAATCCTGCGGATTTGTTCGCATTAACATATGCTTCTTCAGGGCTAAAGTTACTCAAAATAACAACAGGAACATTCTTCATCTTGAGATATTGAGTGCCTTTCTTACGAATTGACATAATACCTCCTTGAATAAAATTATTCAAGAATTGAATAGTATGTTGACCCTTATACTCATCAAGAACAACAAGATCATAAGCTTCATCAACATAATCATCAAAGAAATGCTCTTCAATAGGCATCCAATAAACTGAATAGTATTTGCCCAGCTTCCTGAACAAACTTGTCTTGTTCATGTTAGCTGGGCCATGTAACCATAATGCTGGCATCTTGAACATTCTCTCAGCAATACAAAGATTATCATTTAACCATTTCTCTATTTGCCATGCACATCCTATTTCATTCAATGCTGCTCCAGCAATTGCTCCTGAAGGTCCTGAGACATCGAATTTCCATGAGTTGGGCTTTGGCAACAAGTTGCTTCTAAGTTTTTTTCTCTGAAGATAAGCCTGATATTCTTCCAACTTTCGTTTGTGCTGGCAGAAAGACCCTGGGTCTCTTTCTTCAGCTTGGTCCAACGATTGACCTTCCTTGATAACTTTAACAAGTTGATCCAGTCTTGTTTCTTTAGAACTTGGCTTTCTTCCTGTTCTAACTTCTCCATAAGTGAGAGGAGCTGGGTCACTCTTATGGACATAGTCGATAACGGCTTGCAAATTACGAGCGGACTGATAATTTCCATGTTTGCCTTCAGTGTGCTTTTCACCTGCGGTGAGCACATCAAAGACAGAGGCAAGTCTTGTTCTATATGCGTCAGTGAACTGGATAACGGCATGAAGGTGGTCTGTTCCATCTTTATGCTTTTCTTGGGCAACAATAGCTCCTCTGATCGGGGCTTTCTTGGAGAACTCCTTGATATTTTCGATAACTTCTTCTTTGGTGGCATTACACTTCGGGTACGTAAGGAACCAATTGCGTGCGTTGATTTCACGATTACGTGGCATACGGCGACAGGCGGGCGAGCAGGCGAGGGCGAGGGGCTTGGGGATAGTAATATTAATGAATGATTAATCGATTCATTTATCCCCAAGCCTTATAACCCCTCCCTCACCTGCCACGTCAGCTGGCCTCGAGGCCTCACGAGGCCTCACGAGGCCACCGAACACGGTTCGGCAGAGCTGACGTCACCCCACGGACCCTGACCGTGCGTGCCCTGATTGGCTAACGCCAATAAGCGAACGTTCCCGTTCGATGGGCCGCACGTGTTGCTAATCATGCATCGGTGCAAGCACCATTCCTGCGGAGCTTGTGGTGGTCCGATCTCTAATACGCAAAAAAATGGGATTCGCAAACGAATCCCGCATTTTTGATTTGTTCTTAGAATTCTTTCTAGCCCTTCGGGGAGTTGGATCAAATTAAATCAAAATAAACACATAAATAAGCTTAAGTTTTTAGTGATTTGAAATTACAAATCACTCAAACTGGATACACCTAGCGTTGATTAATGCCTAAACGTAAATTTGCTAAGACAGGCAAGACTGTCTTTAAACGAAGAAGAACTAATGGTGTCAGTAAACCACTTGCTCCACCCAGAACCGGTGGTTTCTGGGGTGTTAAAGCAAGGTCTGGTGATGAAAAGAAGTTTGTTGATACAGAAATCAACACTGATATAGATACTACTGGAACGGTCACTCCAATAAACCTTATAGCAACCGGAACTGATTTCTTTAACAGAATCGGAAGAAAGGTGTTGATAAAATCATTCCAAATAAGATCTTTCCTTGGAATAGAAAACGTAAACCAGGGCTCTGGTGTACGTTATATGCTTGTTTATGATAAACAAACAAATGGAGCACTACCTGCTGTTGGAGATATCCTAGGGATACCTACAACTTCAAACCCTTTCACTGCCATGTTAAACCTCAATAACAGGGATAGATTTGTAATCCTATGGGATAAAATCTATCGTATGGACTTAGGCTCTGGAATCATCACTGTCTTAAAGAAATACAAGAAGCTCTCTCATGAAACTGTCTTCTCAGGCACCACTGCTGCTATTGGTTCAATAGCAACAGGTGGTTTATACTTGCTACAAATTGGCTCTGTTGCCTCAGGAATGACTGATGTTGATCAAACAGCAGTCGTACGCATTCGTTTTACTGATGCTTAATTTTATTTAAAATAAAGATTCATCACATGATGGTGGAGCATAAGCTCTTTTTCTTTTTAATATTCTTGGCTCTGGC